TTAGAAATAGGAAAGGATGGTCTCATATCTAGCCTATGCCGCCACTTTTAACGCATCGAAATACACAGCTCTACGTAGACCTGGCGCCACTACTGGCGGCGGGGCTTGAAGAGACCTTCCTGACGGCCGATGTGGCGGCAGCAGGCGTCACGCTCACCGTCAAGGACATCGACGGCTTCGCGATCAGCCATTTCCTTGTCATCGGGGAACTCGGGGAAGAGACCTGCGAGATCGTGAAGGTCCACGCGTCGAGCGCTCCCTCTGGCACGTCGATCACCTTGGTTGCGGGCGGCGCTGAGTTTGCGCATGCGGCCGGCACCCGTGTCCGCCGTATTCAGTACAATCAGATCGAATTGAGCCATGCCTCGACCGCGACCGGCAGCAAGAGCGTGCTCGCGACCGTCGACATCCAGACGGACCAGCTTGTCCAGGCGTACACGGATACGACCCAATCGACCGGCTACTACTTCGCCCGCTTCAAGGACGCTACTGCCTCTACCTACGGCTCCTATTCCGACGCAGTCCCCTATGGCGGTGCAGACGAGGACACGGTCGGATACATGATCGAGAGGGCACTGAGCGACAACGCCGAGCGCCTTTCCGAGAAGATCACCCGTGAGGACTGCTATGCCTGGATCACAGAGGGCATGCGCATATTCCAGGGCAAGCAGCGCCATATCGCAAATGGTCTCGTTTCGAACTACGTCATGGGCCAGACCTCGCGGGGCGCGAACGTCATCTCACTGCCCTCAAACATCTACGACAACACCTCAAACCGGAGCATCAAATCGGTCCGCATTGCCGACCGTGAGCTCGACTGGCGCGATCCGGAAGACTTCGAGCTCCTCATGGAGGACGCCTACCGGACCCAGGTGCGCACCGAGGCAACGTCCGGAGCGACGACACTCGAAATCGACAACTCCTATGACTTCGCTGATAGCGGTACTGTGCATGTCTATATCAACGGCACGCAGTATGAGATCACGTACACGGGCGTCACCCGCTCTGCTACGGTGGGCGTCCTCACCGGCATCCCCGCCTCAGGCGACGGGTCCATCAGTGTCACGATCCCGGTAGATACCTACGTGTGGCAGGACGAGACCGAGGGCACTCCCCTCTACTTCACCGTCCGTAACGGTAGCCTTGAGCACTGGCCGCTTGTCGACAGTACCTACGCGAACAAGAACATCGAGGCGGACTATTGGACGATCACGACCGCGGTGAATAGCGACGGCGATACCGTCGATCTCCAGCGGTACGACATGATCCTCGACTATCTGCGGTGGCGTATCCGCATGAAGAGCAAGAACAACGGCAAGCTCGACCTCACGGACGGGTACTACCTCCAGTTCAAGGAGAAGCTCAACGATGCGATCCGCACGTCCAAGAGCCCGTTCCGCCACAAGATGCGACCGAACCTTAACCGGGTCGACTATCACAAACGATAATGGCGAACATCGAGCCTCAGTTTTACAAGGACTACTCCGCAGGGATGGTCACGAACGTCAACGAGAACCTGACGCCTCCCAATAGCGTGGCGCTTGGGCTCAATGTGGACTTCGACGAGGAGATCGGCAGCCCTGTGACCAGGCTCGGCACGGGCATTGTAGGCTCCCAGCTCGTGGCTTCTATGCGCATTCTGGGCCTCCACGACTTCCGGGACGCGGACGGCAGCAATCATGCCCTCCTGGCGGCCGTAAACGCCTCAGGAGGCGCTACATCGGTCGTCTACAAGGTCGGCACGGGTACGATCCGTACGGGCCTCACCGCATCCAAAAAGATGCGGTTCATCACCTTCCTCGACAGTGTCCTCATGATTAACGGCGCGGACGCAGAGGCAAGCTATGACGGAGCGTCCGTCATCACGACGGGCGGCGCGTTCGACCTCGCAAACATCCCCGGCTCAGACAAGTGCAGCTTCGGCATTGAGTGGCTCGATCGCGTGTACCTGGGCGGCGATACGGCCCAGCCCGATCGTGCCTACTACAGCTCTACCCCAACGAACGGGGCTGTCTCATGGACGGCCGGGAACGGCTTTATCGACGTGGAGCCCGAGGATGGCGGCGGCGGCCTCACCGGCTTCGGCAAGGTCCCCGGATACCTCCTCATGTTCAAGGAACGCTCCATGAAGCGTTGGAACTTCGACAGCGCCTTCCCTGAGACCCTTATGAATATCGGCACGCCCTCGCACGAGAGCATCGTCAACGCGGGCGGCCTCTGTGCCTTCTTCTCTGCCTCCAACAAGGACGCGCGGGGCTTTTACATCACGAACGGCGAGCGGCCGATCCCGATCAGCCATGACCGGGTCCGCAACATCAAGAAGTGGATCGATGCGATCCCCCAGGCAGCGGAGGCTAATATCGCGGGCTACGGCGACGCACGGGCCTTCTGGTGGAGCGTCGGAGACCTCACGGTCGACGGCCGGACATTCACCAATGTCGTGCTCCGGTGGAACCGTGTCCTCGACCAGTGGAGCGTCCGCTCCTACCCTTCCGAGTTCACCGTCTTTTCGTCCTATGTAAGCTCAGGCTCCAACACCATCGTTGCCGGTGACGACAACGGCCAGATCATCCAGATCGACAAGGCCGGAACCTACACCGACTACGACAGCAAGCCGATCCATTACGAGGTGCTCCATCAGGAGGAGTATTTCGGCTTCAACCAGATCAAGGAGATCGCGGACAGCATCGTCGTCCGCTCCAAGAACATGCAGGGTGGACGTGTCACCCTCTTGGCGGACGGCAAGCAGACCGCAGCGGCCACAATCGAGAAGACCATTTCCGAGCTGAAGCTAGAGGAGGCGGTCAAGGGCAGTGTCTTCCAGATCGGCGTCACCGGAACGGTCGGAGGCGGTCGCGGCACCCTCAAGGAGATCGAGGTCCCTAACGTCACGGTGACGCAAAACTACATATGACCGTATCTCGCGACTATGACCCATACGTCGAAGCGCAGGCCGCATCTACGAGCCCTCTCTACGCGTCTGACATCAACAAGCATCTTCAGGGCACCAACCCTATCCTTCTTGGCGATACGGAGCGGTCCAAGAACTTCGCTGGCAATATCGCGACGGTAGGCCCCGGAGAGAACATCCAGGCCGCCATTCAGATGGTGAAGAGCGCCGGAGGCGGCACGGTCATTCTGCGTCCGGGCACCTACGTTCTAAGCGCCATCATTTCCGTCCCGAGCGGCGTCACGCTTGAAGGTTCGTCCCGCAATAACGTCATCATCGACTGCAACACTTCCTTCGGTATTCAGGTCATGGGGTCCGATGAGTACACGACGGGCTCCATAGCTGCGACGAACGGCGATGCGACGGTTACCGGCACCGGCACTTCGTGGACTTCCGCCATGGCGGGCAGGAGCATCCTCATCGACGGTTTCTGGTATGAGATCGCGAGCGTCACTGACAGCACCCACCTTGAGCTCACCGCCGCCTACGACGGTACCACCGTATCCGGCTTCGACTACGCCATTGCCACTATCAATACCAACGCCACCTTGCGGCGTCTTTCGATCCATAACGCCTCTGGCGCTGGCGTCACGGTCCGCGACCCTCTCGAAACGAACCTCGACGACATTTACGTCTATGACTGCGGCACCGGAGCCGACCTCGACTACGTCGTCTATCCGAAGATCATCCTGACGGCGACCGAGTGCACCACGGGCATGAATGCCTTCCAGATGCACGGTTACAAGGTCGACTTCTCCGAGTTCTCATACTGCACGGGCGACGGTGTTGTAATGGAGGCTTCCGGTGGTGCCACTTTCTTCGATAGCATCGCCTTCAGTAACGGTGGTCGCGGTATCGCGCTGACCGATTGCTACGACGCTGCCTTCATTTCCAGCAGCTCCAATACCAACACCTCCCATGGTGTGGAGCTCGTGTCTGGCAATACCGACATCACATTCCTTGCCGTGACCACGAGCGGGAACGGTGGTGACGGCATCAAGCTCACCGCGACGAGTGACCGCATTACCATTTCGAGCGCCCCGGTCACCGACAACGGCGGGTACGGCA